CGGCGGGCACGACGCCACCAACACGAAAGGGAACGAACGATGAGCAAGGCAACGAAGATCGGAGACCGCGAGTGGGCGTATCGCGGCGGCTTTATCGAGCACCTCGGGCGACGCGCTGGAATGCGGTCTGCGAGTTGGCGATGGGCGTGCTGCGGTGCTGGTGGCGTGTGCCGTTCTAAGGACGACGCAAAGACCGCGATTGATGCGATGCTTCGTCAGGCTCAATCAATCCTTGAATCCGAGGCTGCGATCTGCCCCGACTGGCACCTGTGCCGCCACGGCATCGACAACTGACCGCACATGGTGGGGCCACCCGGCCAGCCGACAGCAGCAAAACGGGTGGCATTTTTGGATTCTTCACCGCCAAGGAGGGCCAAACCATGAACAACCCCACGTTTTGGATTGAACTTGTGATCGTGATCCTGCGAGTGTTCGCCGCCGGGATGGCCGGCTAGTGCCCGTGCCGGGCCACCCACATGGCCCGCCTCATAGCAATGCGGGCTTCCACGTCGTTGAACCACAGCGAACACATTTCGATCACCACGGCCGACACTAGCAGGTCCAACACCCGCAGCGTCGTGGTGTCGGTCCCGAACCGGGCCTCTAGCATCTCGCGAACCTTGGCCTCGATCACGGCGATTGCCTCCAGGGCCTCGGGGCCGCAGTCGGCCCGCCGGCGGGCGATGCTGGCCATATGACGCTGGGGCCAGCACTGGCAGGCTTGGCCCACCACCTCGTCGCAGGCGTCGGCCAGGCCGTCCGCCTGGTGCCCTAGCCGCCGGCGGATTTCCCGCCGCAGGCCGTGCAGCGCGTCAACCACCGGCGCGTCGCCCACCGTCACCTCCCGCTCGCAGTCGTGGCCGGTGAATCTGTCGCAGGCGACGCGCCGGGGGTGGCACAATTGCCGTCAGTGCAGCCGCCGGGCACCACGATGACGCTGGCGGTCTTGCATTCGCAGTCGGGAGGGCACGGGCAGGCGACTCGGTGGCCGTCAGGCATGACGATGTAGCCGCTGCCGCCGCATTCGCCGCAACACTCGCCGTCAGGCCTTGGGGCCGGCGTCGGGGCATCGACGACAAGGCTGGCCCGGGCCGCCGACACGGCCGCCGCACACCGCGGCCGCTCCAGGTCGATCGCCGCCGGGTCGGCCGACAGCCAGACCAGCCACGCAATGATCCACTGCCACATCTCACCACCCCCGTTTGTGTTGCACCAGCCGATAGCCGTCATCGCCTACCCGGGCCTCGGCCGGCTCGTCGATCGTGTCGGCCGGCGGTGGGTCGGCCACAATGGCAATCCACAGCAGCCGCTTGGCGGCCCCTGCGATCCAGGTCAACCAAGGCCGGTCCTTGTGCGGCATCCACGTTTCCTGCCGGCTGCCGGACCACCAGTAGCCCAGCACGAACGCCAGCACGATTGCGGCAATGATTCGTTTGTCGATTTTCATTTAGTATCCCCTGCATCCAGCCAGCGGTCGTGGTGGATGTCGCGCCACTTGAAACCTGTTTTGATGTCGCCGATCGCGTAACTGTCGTCTTGGCCAGAATCCGCTCGACGACTTTTCGCCTGGCCCAAAACGTGCCATCAGGCTGGTCGTCCGGATAGCGGCCGGCGTAGCTGATCCATTTCGTGCCCCAGCTGTTCAAGACCAAAGCAGCGTCGGCGGCCTCGACGCCGTCGGGCGAGTTGTCGGCAAAGCGAATCCCGACGATACACATCTGGTGCATCCAGGTTCCGCGGGCCTCGGCGATGCCGGCCGCATTGGTGCGGCTGGCAAATCCCTGGTTGCTGGCGATCGTCACCGGGAAGCCGGCGGTGATGGCGGCCACCAGTTCGTCCCAGGTGCGAACCTGGACGACGTGCCGGGCCGGGTGTCGCTTGGCCCGCTCGTCGAGGCGTCCGTCGTCGCCTTCGCCGCCCGCGCCGTAGGCTCCCCATTGCTTGGCGCGGTCGCCTGAATAGGTCGTCAGGTCGTAGCCCAACTCGTTAAAGGGCTGCCGGTAGACCACGCCCCAATCCCGCAACCACCGTGCCGCGGCCCCGCCGTAGCTGCCATCAGACCAGCCACCGACAGGCCGGGCACCGTCGCCGGGCTTGCCGCGCGCCTCGACCCGGCTGCCGCCGTAGATCGCTTCGGTGCTCGGGATCAGCGGAGGCTCGGCCAGTTGGCCTAGATCAAACGTGATCGATTCAGAACAGTACACCGCAGCGGCTGCCCCAAAACTGACACAGTCGCCTATAGATTGCTTCCAGGCCGTGAAAGGTTTCCCGTAGCGGGCCTGGTGGGCCTTGTTCATCGCCCGATATAGAAACGTGTCGACCTGCTCGGCCTTGGCCATCGCCTCAGGTGCGGCGTCGGCAAAATAGGGCCGATCCAGTTCTGCGAGAAACTCGCGCACGCCGGCCGGGTTTGGCGTCCAGCCAAAACCCTCGACCGCCGGCGGCGGCCCGGGGCGGACCATCAATGAGGCCGCCAGGCCCAGCAGGAACACCACTAGAAACAGCCGCAGGGCCTGGCCTTCATTGCGTGACACGGGCGGCCGCCTCCGAGATGTCGGTAAACGCCTTCACCCACGCGGCCCGCTGGGCCTCGTCGAGCGGGCCGCCGTTGTTGCCGACGGCCGCCTCTAAATGCCGGGCGATGGCGTCCCGGGCCTGCGGCTGCCGCTGGCCGATCGACACGCCCCGGCATCGCAGCTGGCGGGCACGCTGCCGCAGCTCGTCGAGGGCCACGCCCGTTTTGAAAACCGGGTCTTCCTGCCGGCCGTCCCAGGCGATTTCATCGGCCAGCTCCCCGGTCAGGGCCGCCACCACCGCGGCGTCTTCGGCCCCGGTCGGCCCGACAAACAGGCCCCGCAGGTCGAGCGGCCCCGGGGCCGGCTCGGGGCCGGGGCCTGGCGTCACCGGCGACCCTAAATGCCAGGCTGCCACGGCCCCGATCAGCAGGGCCGCGGCGGCCACCTGCCGGCCGGCAATCTCAGGCCTGGGCAGCTTGGCTAGCCATTCTTGGACCTGGTGCCAGAGGTCTTTGCCGCCCAGGACCAGGGCGGCGGCAATGATCAGGGCAGCAGTCAGCATCAGGCACCTCGCAGCATCGGCAGAATCTGTTCGACGGCCCCGCTGGCCAGGGCCAGAACCAGCGAGCGGACGCTGGGCCGGACCAGCATCCAGATCGGCCAGGCGATCGTTGGGATCGCCTTGTCGGCCAGCGCGTCAAACAGCGCCGCGGCCGCCTCCATCACGACGGCCTTTTTCTGTTCGCCCGGCACGTTTAATACGTCGACGGTTTGCATCGCCAACCGCAGAAGGCCCACCAGCAGTTCGCCAAACTCAACCCAGGTCAGGCCGTCTGCGGCGGCCACCTTGGCGGCGGCAATGTAGGCCTTCGCAGCGTTGACGACGTCGGTGAACTGCTGGCCGGCGGCCATCGGAGCGTTGGCAATCATACGGGCAAGACTCCCACCAAAAGGATTTCGTAGCTGCACGCCGTCGTCGTGCTCTGGTTGTCTAGTTCGATGTATTGATTTACCCAAGGAACGTTTGATGCCTCGATTGGCGCAGACCACAGCAGCACGCCGCCGGCCATCAAATCAAACGAATCGGTGGCCACGTTGAACGTCAGGTTTGCTGTGTCCGACAGATTCTTGACGTACAAAAGCCGAAACTGGGACATTTCGATAGTGTCGCTGCCGCCCAGCACGTTGAGCGGCAATGCCACCGTGTCGATTTGATCAGACCCGCTGGCCGCGATGGTTCGCACGTCCCGCCAGTAGCAGTCTGCTTGGCCGGCGGCAGTGCCGTTGGCAAGACTGAAGGTATGCAAAAACGTCGTGGCGTCTGACAGCGTCGACGACCCTAGCGCGTCGCTCCACGACGGGGCCAACCGCAGCGATCCGGTTAGGCCAAACGTTGCCATTAGGCGGCCTCCGCGGTGCCGATGATGTAAAGCTCATAGCTCACATCGGTGGCGTTGGGGTTGCTGATGGAAAACTCGGCGTTGTCGGCGGTCACCTGCCAGGCGTCCTGGTAGTTGATGGCGAACCACTCGCTGGCCGGGCCGACGTCGGCGGCGTACACGCTCAACGGGGCACCGGGCGACGCCCCGACCAGCAGCCGCTCGCCGGCGGTCGTCGACAGATTGCGCACCCGGAACAGCCGGATTTGGGCGAACTGGTAGGGCACGTCAACCACGCCCAGCGTCTGCTGGGTAAGGTCCGACAAATCGAACGTCTCGAACGTGCCAGCTGGGATCGTGCGGGTGTCGGTGAACACCATATCGGCCTCGCCGGCATCGGCACCGTCGGCGATCTGGTAATCCTGCACCGCCGTTTTTGTGCTGGTGATCGCCCTGACCTCCAGGGCGTTGGTGCGGTTCCACAACAGGACCGTTCGCACGGTCGCCGTCAGGGTGTCCGAAACGCTGTCAGCCATTGAACACCCCCATCTTGATCGCCCGGGCCAGCGTGGCGGGCTTGCAGCCGAGGCGGAACGCCAGCAGCTCCAAGGCCGCCCGCGACTCCGGGGCCGGCCGCTTGCTCGTCAGCTTGCCCCAATACTGCTGGGCAGGCGTGTAGCTAGCCGCAAACGACGTCACAGAACCGGGGGCCGCCAAAGCCTCCCGCCGTCCGCCGCCGTTGCGAAAATGTGCCTCTGCGATCACGTCTGCCTCCAGCGGCCACGATAGCCACAGGCAGGCACCAACTAGCAGGGGTTATGGTTGCTCAACTTCAGCCAGGCAGGCGGCGTAGCCGGCCAGGTCGGTGATCTGGTCGGCGGTCTTCGTTGGGCCGAGGTAGCGGGCGACCTTGTCCAGCGTCATGATCAGCGCCCAATCGGCCTCGGTCAGCGGCCGCGTCAGCACCTCGGCAAACGCGGCGTTGATCATGCCGACCGTGCGGGCAAAATGCTCGCGGGGGCCGCCGTATTTTGGCCGGCGATCCCGCACGACGTCCAATGCCTTGATCAGCAGCTGCTCGGCCGGCGTGTCGGCGTGGTCCGGCGGGGCGGCCATGATCCCGTCGCCGGTCTGGCGTTGATCGGCCTTTAGGGCGGCCTCGCCTCGCAGAATCCAGTCAACCGGGATCGCGGCCGGCTCGTCGTCGATCTGCTGCGGGTTCGTGTCCTCGGCAGCCTCGGCGGCCAGCCGATCGGCCACCGCGGCCCGCAGGTCGGCGTTTTCCTGTTCCAGCTTCTCTATCGTCTGCGTCATTTTTGCGCGGTCCTCTAGCAAATGGTGACAATCGGCTGCCAACGACCCGGCCGATCCGGTCCATTGGCCCATATACCTGTTTTTCCGTAGCCGGATTTGCTCCAGGTCGTGGTCGTGCAAGATCATTTGGCCGCCCGCTGTTGCAGGTCGCGGTCACAGAAGATCGGCAGCGCGGCGGTGACTTCGTGCCGCTTGTGATCGACCACGACGAACGCCTGGCAGGGCGGTTCGTAGCTGGCCTTGATCTTCGTGGCGTAGGCTGAATGGCCGATCAGGCTGCCGTTGGAAACGTACCGTCCGGCTCGCAGCCAACTGAACTGGTGCCAATGCCCGAACATCGTCAAGTCGGCCCGCTCAATCCGGTCCCAGGCGGCAATGGCTTTGTTGGTCGGCACCGTAATCCCGCCGACCCCGCCGCCGTAGGAAACGGCGTGGCCGTGGTGGAACCGCACCCGGAACCCGTCCAGGTCCAAGACGTTCAGGTATCCCTCGCCTACCTGCCAATGGACGTTCGGCCGTGATTCCGCAGCGGCCAGCGTCAAATACAAATGCTGTTCAAACGAGTGGTCTAGTTCGGTGCCGACCCGCAGTTTTTCCGTGCTGCGGCCGTGGTTGCCGCTGTTGGTCACGACCACGACCTGGTCGGTCATGTCGGCCACCATGTCCAGAAACCCGCGGATACGCTCGCCGGCCCAGCGGGTGGCCGCCAGCGGCGGCAGCTGGGCCAGTTCGGCGGTGTCGGGGTGGATATGACCACTCAAAAAGTCACCGCCTAGCCAGACGACGACCCGCGGCACCTTGACCAGCTGCCGCTGGTGGTCCAGCAGCGTGGCGAACCGCTCGCACAGTTCGGCGATCCGCCGTTCGGCCACGTCTAGGTCGTAGTCGTTCAGGCCGTTGACGGTAGCCGGGTCGACCCGCTCCTCAACGTGCCAATCGGACAGCCCGACGATCACCGTGGCGGCCCCGGCCACCTTGCGTTTGCCGGCGGCCCGTCGCCCGCCCTTGGCCTTGATCCCGGCCAGCCCGGCAATCGCGTCGGCCCGCTCTCGCTCCCGGTCGATTTGGCCCAGTGCCGATTTGTAGCGGGCCTTGAGCGTGGCCACTTCGCTGCGCAGTTTGGCTATCTCGGCATCAGCCGCCAGGCGGTCGGCGTCGGCCAGCTGAGAACTCACCGCCTCAATCAATCGCTCGTTTTGCTTTCCAGCCACCGCTGAACTCCAAACGGGCCAATATCGACGCCGCGGGCCTTCAAGGCCTTCGACAAGGCGGCCGACAAACCGGTCTTTGTGGCGGCCGGCAGCTGCCCGGCCAGCCAGGCTTTCCGCACGTCTTCGATTTCGGCCCGCAGATCGTCGGGCAGCGTTTCATGCCAAGGAGGCTGACCCTTGCGGGGCAGTTCGCGGCGGACGTCGTCTATCAATCCCATCGGTCGGCCTCCTGTGCAAACCCCTCGGCGTCGAGAACCGACGCCAATGTGCTGGCAAACTCGCTCACCGATTCTTCCAACAGATCGGGCCAGCGAGCGTGGATCAGTTCGTGCAGCAGCGTGTCCATCAGTTCGACGCCGGCCAGCGTGTCGTGAATGCGGATTAGCCGCTGCCCGTAGTCGCAGTCCCCGTAACGATCCCGCAGCTTGGCCCGGGTGATTCGCCACCGCTGGCCGTTGATGTACGCCGTTCGGGTTTTCCGCCGTCGTTTGGCCATACGGTCGAGTGTGCCAGAACTGGCTCTGGGGCAAATGGCAGTTTCGCCCGCATTTTCAACCGGTTGGCCCAGAAACTGGAGGGGGTGGAGGCGTTTCAATCCCCGACCAGCACGCGGGGTTCGTACCAATAATCTGCCCCGATCAAAACAAATCGATTTCTGGTAAGGCTGATTGTTCCAGTTCTTCCCGGCGGGTCGCCTCGAAGAGTTTCGGATTTGTTGTAGGCCTGCACGGTATCGCCACCAAACAGATCAACCGTTTTGTATGTTCCTTTGGTCCATTGCGACCCACTGGAAATACTAAAATCCACCTCTGCGGTGTAGTGGCTGTTGCCTAGATGAACCAGCGCCCACTGGTCCGAAAGTTGGCCGCCAAAACTGGCTCCGCCGGCCCGCCACACAATGCGGGCTTCGCCGACAACGCAACTTGTAAGCTGATCGTCGACGCTTGAATCAGCAATGGTGACGTATTGGTGAAGATGACTGACAACGCGAGTTTTGATTTGCACAACACCGCTAACTGCTACACGCCCAATCTGCTCGGGCTTGATTGGCTCAACGGCCACGCCCCAAACCGGAGCAGAAAATGTGCTAAGGCTGGTTTGGTTGAGGTAGCCGCCAGCTGCAAAAGCGCACGACAAAATAGGCGCTCTTGTGAACTGATCGGCAGCGTTTGCGCTATCGGTGGGATCGACGGGCGTGAGGTAGTCGTATATCAAGGCGGCCGAAAAACTCGGGATCGTGCTGCCGCCAATGTTTTTGGCCATTACCCAGGTATAGGGCAACGCCTGCCGCGGCACCTCCTGGCCCTGCACGCCGCCCAACGTTTTCAGGACGACGTCGGCGGCATCCTGGGCACGGTTCCAAGCCCGCGCCGAAAACGCTGTCTTCAGGCTTTGGCCAGGTTCCACGCGGCCGTCGTTGCGGCGGGCCATCAGTTCACCCCAATCCCAAGGCCGGCAAAATCAGCCTCGCGGTAGACCTGGTTGACGTAGACGGCTTGCGGCCGCTTGATCAGCGTGTCTTGGTCCGTGTCATTGGCGTACAGCACCCATAAATATTCATGGCCCTTTTTTTCAATGTCGTCGATGCCACCAACTGACAGGGCCGGCGTGCCTTCGCCTTCGCCAGCGTTCGGGCTGGCTGCAAACTTGAACGACAGCGACCACGGCCCGTCGCCTTTGTCTTCGTCCCACTGCTGCGATCCGCTTGAACCCAGAAACAGCACCTCGCCGGCCGCAAACCCGCGAAACGCCCCGTCGTTGACGGTGCCAGTGAGTCGGTGCAGGGCCTTGATGTAATCGGTGGTCACAAACCGCGTGGGCACGTCATAGGATTCGGTCCACGTCAGCTGCGGCACGACGATGTCAACGCCGTTGATCGTGTCCGTTGTAACGGCAATCGCTTTTTGCTGATTCGGTGCGTTGTCGCCGTAGCGGGTTTCTGTGATGCCTTGGGTGATGTGTTGGGTGGCACCACCAGTGTCAAACGACCGGCCCCGCTTTAGCGGGTCTTGGTTTTCGTCGTCTTGGCCACCCATCGACGTGTAGGTGGCCTCTAGCTGGTAGGCTTTGTCGCCCAGGTATTCGAGCGTGTAGCTCTCAAGGTGCAGCTGATTGAGCGGCTGGCCAGGATATTGCCAGTAGAGGTATAGCGCCCACAGCGTTTGCGAAACGTCGGTGTGGGCCACCAGGTCGTCCGACGTGCCGAACAGCTTCCAACGTTTGATGTAGCTGGATTGCATCCGCCGGCCCAGCCGGCCAATCGACGCCGACCGGCTGCCTTCGGTGTCCTCAATCCATGTCAGAATCGGCATTGATTACTCCACCACCGTGCCGACGTTGTTTTGCCGGGTGTTCTCTTCGATCTTCTTTTGGACGTCGAGTTGCTGCTGGGCCAGATTGCTGCCGAAACCCATTTGGCCTAGCGCGGCTGCCGAAAACGTGCCGACCACGTCTGTTTGTGACGGGCCTGGCCTAGTGTCGGCTTGCTGGGCGTTGGCCGCTTGGTTACTGCCCGCACGCGCCTGGTCGGCCCGCTGTTTGTCTAGTTCAATCGCCCGATCGTCAATCTGGTCAGTCAGCCGCTCAATCACATCAGCCGAGGCCCCGGCGGCCTCCAGTTGCTTAATTTGGGCGGCCAGCTGCTGTAGCTCTTCGAGGGTTCCGGCCTGGGCGATGCTTGGCAGCAAGTCCAAGGCCTGGCGGTTGGCGGCAAGTCTTTGCCGGGTGGCATCCAGCTGGCCTGTCGTCGCGGCAATGCCGGCTTGCCGTTCTTCGGCCCGCTGGGCCGTTCGGGCGGCCCTGTCATCCTGGGCCTGCTCATTGGCGGCGATGCGGGCATCCTGCCGGGCCATAGTATTCCGCTGGTCCTGGGCGTTTGCCTGGCCGGCGGCCTCAAGCCGGCCTGCGATGCCGGGCCGCTCTTGGCGGCGTTGCTCCTGGCGGGCCTGTTGCTCGTTGCGAATCTTGTCGACGCGCTCTTGCGTGTCTTTCGCGCCGGTGATGAAACCCTGAACGCGGGTCCAAGCAACGCGAATGCTGGTCACCAAGTTGTCGAACGTGTTGAGAATTCCGTTGATAACGTTGTCGACGATCCCCTGCACAACCGCGAAACCTGTCCGAAACCCTTGACGCAAAAACGAAAACAACCCGTCGACGGCGTTAATCGTAAAAGTCGAGACGTTGCCCCAGACGTTTTGCAGGTACTCAATAAACGGATCGGTGTAGGACATGATCGCCGCGATGCCACGCTGCCAGACCGCTTGCAGGCCAAGCCAGGCCACTTCGGCGGCACCGGCCATGTCGCCGACAGCCAGCGCGTCGGAAATCCCGCCAAACGTCGTGGCCGAGATGTCGTACAAATCGCCAAACACCTGCCGGGCATCAGCCAGCATCGTGCCAAAAGCCTGGCTAACGGCGTTGCCGGCTCCGCTGGCCATTTCGCCCAAGCCGCTGAACGCTGATTGCATTTGCTGGCCCAGCTTCGCGAACCCGCCGGCGGCCTGCACGGCCAACGCGGCCGCGGCGGCGATGGCAGCACCAATGGCAATCAGCGGGGCGTTTGCCACCGCCCAGGCGGCCGCTGTGGCCGTGGCGGCGGCGATCGACTGGGCGGCGTAGGCCACCGCGGCAATCGTCGCCTTTGCGAATCCGACAACGATGGCGTAGGCGGCAGTTGCGACAGCCTTGATCGGTCCAATCACAAGATTCAGCGCCTTTGCGACGCCACCCATGCCAAACGCCGCAACTTGCAGCGACACGCCAACGCCGGTCAGCACGACGCCAAACGCCGTGAACGCGGCTAGGCCGGCTCCGACTTTGGCGACCAGACCTTGGTTTGCCTCAATCAGTCGCGTCAGTCCGCCAGCCACGCCAGTGACGATTTGCGTGATTGATTGCAGGCCCGGGGCCAATGATTCGGCCAGGGCAAGCCCGACGCCTTCGATTGCAGACAGGGCGATGCGAAACGCGCCGCCCAGCCCAGCGTCCATTTGCTGGGCTGTAGCAGCTGCTACGCCGTCGGCGTTTTGCAGTTCTTTGGCCAAACCACGAACGCCGCCGGCGGTGTTTGACAAGACGTTGGCGCTGGTAATGCCCAGCAGACCAAACGCCTTTGACATTCGCGCCGTTCGCTCCGCCACCGGCATATTTGCCGTGGCGGTGTTGATGTCGTCGAGTATGTCAACCAGTGGCCGCAGATTCCCGGCAGCGTCCGTATTTGATACGCCAAAAAGTTCTTGCAGCTGGTCGCCACTGGCCGCCGCAATCACAGACAGCCGCCGCAGGGCCGTGCCGGCGTTGCTGCCCTGAATGCCGACGTTGCCAAGAACGCCCAGCACTGCCACCGTGTCTTCAAGCGACATTCCCAAATCTTTGGCGACTGGTCCGGCATACTTCAGCGATTCGCCCAGGCCTTCGACCGTGTTAAATGTCGCATTTGCCGCCTTCGTCAAAACGTTGGACACGCGGGCAGCATCGCCTGCCTCTAGGGCAAATTGCCTCAACGTGGCCGCCATGATTCCGGCCGCCATCGACGCATCGGTGCCGGTGGCTCGCGCTAGATTCAGCACGGCACCAGTCATTTCGTTGATTTGCCGTGGCGAGAATCCGGCCCGCCCAAGCTCTGTCATCAAATTGGCAACTTGCACCGCCGTGAAACTTGTTGTGCGACCAAGCTCTCGGGCAGTGTCAGACAACATTTCCAAGGCGTTGCCCGTTGCCCCGGAAACTGCCGACGTGGCCCGAATCGCGTCGTCGAACGACGCAAACTGACGCACGGCCAAACCTATCGGCACACTGAACGACGCACCGATGGCGCTGATTCGTGCGCCCAACTGTGTTGCCGCCTGGCCTATTTTGCGAAACTCTCGCTGTAGGCCTTTGATCGCGGCAAACAATCGCCTCGGGTCGGCACCGATCTCGACGAACGCCCGGCCTGCTCTAACTCCCTGTGCGCCCGCCATTTTGTTTGCCAAACAGTCTGTCTAGGTCCGCCTGGGTCGCCTGCCGGGCCGGCGGCTTTTTGGCGAACGGGTGAAAGTCGTAGGGAGATTTTGCCGGCTTGTTTTTTCCGCGGTTCAGGTTGTAGGTCAGTGCGAGGATGTTTGAAGTGTGCCACCAGTCCGCTTCAAGCCTCGCGTCGCGCGCTTGGCAGAGTTGGCGGAACGTCCATTGGCCTGGGTGGCATCCGATGATTCCGGCTGCCTCCCAGATGGCATCCCAGACAGTGCGCCGTCGACGTTTACGGCCGCCATCTGTTGTTCGGCGTGCTCCACCATCGCCACCGTCAGTTCGTCGTACTTTTCGGCCATCAGCTGGACCATTTGACGGTGGCGCTTGGGGAAAAAATCGATCAGCTCGGCCTCCATCGCCTTGGCTGCCTCTTCAAGGGCATCGCCTCTTAGGCCGTCCAAAAAACTGTCGCGGCTGATGTTTTTTTCGGTCGCCTGCGGTTCAAGGATCGCCCAAAGAATCTCGCCAAGCTTGGTGTATTGAAGTTTCAGAACCGTCAGCGTCTTGTCGATGCTGCCGATGTCAGCCAGGTCTAGCGGCCCGGTATGTTTCGTTTTCGTGCCGTCTTCGTTTTCGACCTCGGCCTCATAGGTCACGCTGTCCCGAATCCTCATCAGCGCGCTGACGTTTAGCGTGATCCGCCACGGCCGGCCTTCGTCGTCTCTGATTTCTCGCACCAATCACCTCAAGCCTGGATAGGTCTTTTTGATAGTGACCGTCCAACTGGTCACACCATCCAACGGAACCGACTGCGAAATGGACGTGACGTTGCCGACAAACGACCAGCCGCCCGGCGTGATCGTCACCGTCGCCTCGGAACCGGCTTGGAGCTGGTTTATCAACGCAGTGGCCGCGTCGTCGATAAACTCAGCCTGCACGCTGACCGTCCATCCAGTCGTGTAGACGTACTTATCCCGAACGCCAAACGGCTGAAATTCCAACTCGTCGGCTGTTTCTTCCACCGTCACGCTGCGGCTACCTGCCGACACGCCGCCACAGCTCACCGTCGCGGTCTTGCCCAGCAAAACTGCCACGACTCACCCCTTGCGGATCGTGACCGTGTAAGTGTTTGGGCCGTCAATCGTGATGTTTTCGGACACGCTTACCACGCCGAACGTGCTGTCTGCCAGTTGCGCCTCCAGCTCGGTCGTTAGTCCGGTCGGGTCATAGCATTCGATTTCCCAGTTTTCGGCCTTGATCCCGGTTTTGAACTCGCGATAGGCCGGGTTGCCGCTGCTATCGGTCGACCGGCTGGTGATGTCGATTGCTGGCGCTTCTTCGGTTAGCGTTGCCGAAATCACGTTGTCGCCAAACGATGGCGCGCCGGTGCCGGCCTTGCCGAGGGTAACTGCCATGGTTGCTGCTCCTAATCGCTAGGCGGATTCGGTGTTGGACGCTGAAACGGTAAAGGTGATGATGTCGTCAAGCGGCTGATTTTCGACAACGCTGGTGACGACAAACGTTTTGCTTACGCCGATTTGCGGGCCGCTCAGTGTGAACGTGTCGCCGACATTGACGCCGGGATCGTCAACGCATTCGACTTCGCAGGTCAGCTCAACGTGAGACGTTCGGAATTTGCGAACCGTGTCACCAAGTTTTGTGATGTCGATTTCATTGCCGGAAGCGTCGACGGTCACGCTGCGGACGTTTGAAACGCCCGTCACCGTCGTGTCCTTGCCGAGGGTAACTGCCATCTGTGAAATGCTCCTGGGGGCATTTGCAAGGTAGATTTCTGGCCGCCTGAACCGCAGGGGGTCTGGCTAGGGGCCTTGAACCAAGCCCTTGAACTGCTGCGGCAGGACCGGGATGGTTTTTTCCAGGCCCTTGCCCATGAACCGGCCGGCGGGCACCTTGACGCTGCGGCGGCGAACGGCCGGGCCTCGCCGCTTGCTGCGGCGGTCGACCCAAACCCCAATCAACGCCTCAAAAGCGCCAAACCTGCCTCTGGCGTCTCGCTCGCCAACACCAAGTGATCCGACCCGGCGGCCCTGGAATTCAGACAGTGGCGTTTGAGAAATCAGCCGAAATTCTTGCCCTGCTGACCCGCCAAACTCTTGCAATTGATTGACGTGCACCGCGGCGTCAGTTGGGCCAATTACAACTGTCTCGCGCTTCATGTCTTTGGCATATCTAATAGCAGAACGCAAAAAACCATTGGCATTTCTGCTAGTTTTCCAGCTTGTGATTTTGCCAGCAATTGAAGGGCGAAACGACGCGGAAACCATCGGCGTTCCATCCCGCACGCCAACCCGGTGAAACTCTGGGCGGGTTTTTTTCTTGCGGCTGGAAAACTGCCGCTGGGCGTTGCGGCGGGTGATTGTGCCGGCCCGGTCCAGCGACTTTTTCAGGCCCTTGTCGTAGGCCTGCTTGACCCTGCGCGCTTCATTCGCGTACCGAACCGCCATCTTTGCGATCATCGGAACACCCGATAGGTCGCGGTGATAACGGCCCGCCACACGTTGCGGTCTTGCAGGGCGTCGTCGGGGTTGATCTCAATGGTGGCCAGCATCGGGCTGGTCACGCTTGTGGGCCACGCCACCGCGGCGTCCCATTGATGCTGCCGAATTGCGTCCACCACCTCTTCGGCCAGGTCCACCATCCCGTCAGCCAGGGCGTCGGTCGGCGTGTGGCGGCCGACGAACACTGCCATTTCGTAGTCGTATTGCCAGGTGATCGACCCGCCTGACGGGCCGCGGCCGCTCATCGACGTCTCAAAGCCGGCCGGCATCACGGCGATCACCGGGTCGGCCATGTCTTCAATCTCGAATGTCGGCCAGTTCTGGCGGTAGACCGCCGGCACCAGTTCGGTGAACGTGTATAGGTTCAGCGATTCGGCCAAGGCGTCGGCGATTTCTCGGCCAGTGCTCACTTTTGCACCTCTAGCAGGCGACGCATCCCGGCAGCCTTTTCAGCCAGCCGCGGGTTGTCTGGGCATTGTGCCGCAGCCTGCTCGGCCATCCGCAGGGCCTCTGGTTGCTGGCCAAGTTTCCAGGCGGCCACCGCCGCCAAATCCAGGCACCGCAGTTTGCAGTTGGGATCGGTGGCGTGTGTCGGCTCGCCGGCCGCCTCGACGGCCACCTGGGCGAAGGCGTAGGCCTCTCGCCAGTCTTCCTGGGCATTTCGGATTTTGGCCAGGCCCTCCCAGGCGTCAGGCTCCCACGGGGCCTCTTTGGCCGCCTTGTGCAGGTGGGCCTCGTCACCAGTAAGCCGGGCCAGCACCCGCAGGGCGTAGGCCCGCTCGGTTGCCGTCCCGCCGGACAGCTTCAGGTAGGCCGCGAACTGGGCGGCCGCCTCGGGCAGGCCGGCGTAGTCGCATTCGCGGGCCAGATACCACCGCATCCTGGCATCGTGCGGAGCCTCGGCCACCGCCGTTCGTAGCAGGGCCAGGTCGGTCGTGTGCCGCTTGCCTTGGTCCCGGTAGTGCCAGATTTCGAGACCGTCGGCGATCTTGATTCGCCGGTCGCCCTGCCAACACACCAGGCCTTCGTGAGTGGCCCCGGCCCATCGAAACCCGTGGCGGCCGTGGACCCGGTCAGCGTGGAACGTCAGGCCGGTCTGACCGCCGGGGTGATCCTTCCAGCTCCAGACGTACCGATACCGCAGGTTGTTGGTGCCGTCGACCCAGGCCCGTTCAATCGCCTCCCGCCAGCCGGGTTGCAGCCGCTCGTCCAAATCCAGCCGGATCGCCACGTCAACGTCGGGCGGCAGGTGGTTCAGCGACAGGTTGTGGGCGTCATCCCACCGCCACGGGCAGACGTAGCCGGTGGCCACGGTCGCGCCGGCAGCCTTCAGCCGCTGCACCGTCGTGTCGGTGCTGCCGGTGTCGGTGACCACCGCCAGGTCGGCGTCGTCGCACGATTCCGCCCAGTCGAAAACGTGCTTCTCTTCGTTGCGGCACAG